GCTTCGCTGAACTACTCGTAATGGCATCCTCCAAGAACCTAACGCTGACAACGGGGGTGTGCTACCACCACAACCTATTGCCGGTCGCCGGGGGTCCCTCGGTGATCCGCGATGCGTCGGTGGCGACACACGTGTTTGCATCTTCATCGGTACGCAGTGACTTCGGAACATATAACGCGATACCGACCGACTACTACCAAGGCAATGAGCCGATCATTAGCGCGGACATTGCCAATGACCTCGGGTCCGGTTCGACGATACTGACTGCCACGCTTGACTTCGACTGGACGATGACCGTCAACGATAGTGCGGGTGGTCCGACGGTGCCAACAACGGTGCTGTCGTACCTGTGGGAAGCGAACGTGCATCAGCTCACACCCAGCGTGAACCACTGGCGACAGCCGTCGATCGGGATGTATAACCTCGCAGGGATGCTGTACTTTAGCACGACACCGGGAAGCGGGCATCACAGTGGAGGGTTTAACGCCACGGGCATTGCGCTGTTGCAATCGAAGCTCGATGCCGGTAGTCCCGTGTCGTTCGTCGTCACGACGTATGATCTCAGGTACACCGACTTGCTGGACACGACGGGAGCTGATGCTCGACAGAACATCGACTTTAACAACATCGTGCTCAACGTCACATACCAGCCGCCGTTCAGCGCAATAGCGCTCGGCGCTAACTTCTAGGAGGCACAATGGCAGGCCCCAACTTCGCACGCGGCGCACAGGAACGAGCCGCCAAAGACATCGGATGGACTCCGCTTGGCGTCAACGTCCCGGGTATGGGACAGGTGTCGTTCACATCGGCCGGTGCGCCCATCTTCGGGATGGACCCGCGCCAGCAGCAGCAGGCCGCAATGCTGCAGAACCTGATCGGCGGGCTGAGTGGCGCCGCTGGTCAGCTGCAGCCCGGCGTCGCCGGCTACGGTCAGCAGGCGCTGGGTGCCGCTGGCGGACTGTTCGAGCAGCTACAGGGCTTCGACCCGCTGAGTGCGGCAGAGTCCCGCTACGCGCAGCTGAGCAAGGTACTGGCCCCGGAGCAGGCGCGACAGACTGAACAGATGCAGGCCCAGCTACTCAGGCAGGGCAGGCTCGGCGGATCTGAAGGCGCCCGGTTGGAAGCGGAGATGGCAGCGGCGCAGGAAGCGCAGCGTTACGGGCTGCTCGACCGGCTGTACGGCGAAGCGGAACAGAGCCAGCGCAATATGCTGGCCGACGCACTGTCCGCTGGCGCGGCAGGGCAGCAGACCTACGGTGGCCTGTTCGCCCAGATCAACCCGGCACTGGCAGCGCAGCAGTCCATCTACCAGCAGCCGTTGCAGGCTTACAACGTCGCACGCACAGCGTCTCAGGATGTGATGGCAGGCAAACAGGCGCTCGCGAATGCACTGGCCGGATACAATCAGTCGATGGCAGCGGCTCCGTCTTCGAGCGGACTTGGTGCTGGCCTCCTGACTGGACTGGCGACCGGCGCGGCAACTGCCTTCGGCGGGCCGCTGGGTGGGATGGCTGCAAGCGGGCTGATGAACGCCTTCATGCCGGCCGCGACAGGCGGCGGTGGTGGCGGCAACGCTGCCGGATACACGGGTGGCATGTTCGGGCAACCCATGAACTGGTAAGGGGAACACTATGGCAGGACTATTCGACACGATCGGCCGCGACCCCATTGCGGAGGCGCGGGCGGCGGAGCAGGCCCGCTTCGATCAGCAGCAGGCATCGCTACTGGCGAACCTGCGGCAGGGCTTTACACCGGCCGGGAACGCCGGGCTTGCTATCGGTTCCGCATTGGCTGGTGGGTTCGGGCGAGAGCTGGTCAACAGGATGGGATACGAAAGCCCCGAGATGCAGGCAGCGAAGAAGCAGCTTAGCGTGACCAAGGCGCTGCAGGGCATCGACATGACGACCAGCGAGGGCCTGAAGCAGGCGGCGAAGGCCGCACGCGACGCGGGCGACGAGCTGACGGCATTGACCCTGACGTATAAGGCGGGATCGGTTGCGAAGGAAGAGGCGAAGCTGAAGGCGGAGACTGAGGCGGCGGCGAAGGAGCAGGCCCTCAAGGAGTGGAACGGACTGCCGACTGCCGTACAGGAAGAGATCATCGCGGCTGACCCGGAGAAGGTCATTGCCTTCGGTGGTGTGACCGACCCGAAGCGCATTGCTGAGATCCAGCAGAAGGTGGCCGAGCGTAACCAGTTCACCCGGGCCAAGTTGGAGAAGGCAGCGCAGGACATCACCCGCGCCTCCGGCGTTGACGTGTCCAGCAACGATGAGCAGCGAGCGGCTATCACCGTGCGCGGCATGCTGGGGATGGACAAGACGTTCAGCGGGATTAGCGAGTCGATGATCGAGCCGGTGATCCCACTGGTAGCGGCGCGTAGCCAGCGCATGCAGGCCGAAGCGCGGGACAAGGGCGTGACCCTCGACCCGTCCAAGGCTGACGCAATGGCAATGCAGCAGCTCATGGATGAGGGTGTCGTGGTCAAGAGCCCCGGCATCACCTACGGTCACAACGTGTCCGTGGATGCAACCAAGCTGCAGTCGCCGACTGAAGCAAAGCCAGCGGCACCCGCCGCAGACAAGCCACCCGTCCCGGGCGCCCGCAAGGCACCGGATGGGTTCTGGTATTCACCGGACCCGAACCGTCCCGGTAAGTACATCAAGCACTAGGAGGCAACATGGCATCACCTGTCGATTACGATCCGTTCGCTGGCGCAGAGCCCGTGGACTACGATCCGTTTGCGGCTAGCGCAGGTACGCCAGTCGAGGGCGATCCCTTCGCGACTGTTCCTAAGAACATCGAAGAGGAGGACATGCCGTCGTTCTACGAAGAGCAGCAGCCTCAGAAGGCGAAGAAGCCTGAGCCGACAATCGCGGAGCAGGTGGTGGGCGCAGGTGAGGCTGGCCTGTCGATGGTGACGGGCCTGACCGGCGGCACCGTTGGTATGATCGGAGGCTTCGTCTCCGGTCTGGCCGACGAGATCATGGCCGGCACGTTCGGTACGCCGGAGGCGGCTGACCGTCTGGAACAGAAGGCGATGGAAGGCATGACTGCCCTGACCTATGAGCCGCGCACTGCGGCCGGGCAGGCGCAGGCTATGGCTATCGGTGAGTTCGTGGGCGAGAACGTCCCTGCGATCATGCCAATGGGCGTGGAGCTGGAAGCAGCGGCCCGGGCGGCGAGCCCGGTGCTGCGCCAGCGTGCAGGCCAGATGGCTACGTGGGCGAAGGATCGAGTGAAGAAGACCGAGGCGCCGGTTACCCGGGCCGAGGTGGCTGACGCCGTGAAGCAGGCGGACCTTCCGCCGATCGACGACGATGCACTGTCGCGTCTCAACCAGCAGATGGATACCCTGCGCCAGCAGCAGAAGATGGCTGACGAAGTGGCGAAGCTGCGTCCGCTGGAGAAGGATACCATCGAGGTGAAGCGTGCCAAGCAGGCCGCGATCCGCCGCATGGGCGGGGAGAGTGAGGAGTACGGCAACAAGCCGCTGGAAGTGAAGCGGGAGCTGGAGCGCATCCGCAAGCAGCAGATCAAGGAGATCGAGGCGAAGATCGCCAAGCAGGAAGACCTCAAGGCTCGGGCCGCGAAGAACGCACAGGAGGCTGCAGCCAAGAGTGCCGCCGCTGCCGCGTCTCAGGCTGATGCGTTCCCGACTATCGCGGGCAAGGGCAAGCCTCATGCCGTGGCGACGTGGGGTAACGACGTGATCAGCAGGATCGAGCACGTGTCCCCGGAGCTGGGCGTCATGGTGCGCCGGGTGTCGCAGCGCCAGTCGTCTCTGACGAACGCGGACATCAGTCGCATCGACGAGTTCTACCAGTCGAGCGCGTTCAACAAGCTGAGCAAGAAGGACCGCATGGAATGGGACCGGGCCGTGCTCAACGGCGACAACGTGACTGCCGAGGCGATCCTCGACAAGCAGCCGGGACTCAAGGATCTGTACACCCAGAAGATCGGGAAGCTGTTGCAGGACATGCAGAAGGTACGTGTGGAAGGCGGGGCCGACGGCTTCATCGAGTACTTCCACCCGCGCCATGTGGCTCACTATCGCAAGCTGCGTAAGCACATGGGCAAGGAAATGGCGGGCAAGGTCGAGCAAGCGATCGAGGATGCCAAGCGGGCCAAGTTCAGGAAGAACGAGGGTGACTTGACGGAGCACGAGATTGCAGCGATCATCGGTCAGACGATGGGTGGGCGCCCGGTCAAGGTGCTGAAGGACAGGCGCATCACGGAGATTAGCCCGGAGATGCAGCGCTTCTACGCCAACAGCCGGGATTCGCTGGTTGACTACATCCACAACTTCCACTCGGCCAACGAGACACGCAAGTTCTTCAAGGATGCGTTCGGTGCAGACCGCAAGCTCGGCCAGACGATGGACGAGGTACAGCTGAGCAGCGCTCTGGCGCACTCTCTGCAGAAGGGACTACTGACTGGTCCGCAGCTGGACGAGATCAGCAAGCTACTGGCGTCGCAGTTCGGCGTGGCGCGGCAGCGGGTCGGCGACATTCAGCGTCGCTTCCGCAACGTGTTCACGATCGGCACGCTGGCTAACCCAATGTCCACACTCACGCAGTTTGGTGACGTGGCTCCGCTGATGAAGGAGTTCGGGGTGCGCCACACGTTGCGGGCTATGTTCGGAGAGAAGGCGATCAGTGCCTACGACGTGGGTATCCGTGAGGCGAGCAAGGACTTCCGCACACAGCACGGCACGGCACGCGCCGTCCGCGCATCGCTGAAGGCGGTCGGGTTCGATGAGCTGGATTCGTTCATGGCAACGACTGGTGTCAACGCCTCGTTCGCTCGCTGGCGCAAGCTGGCAAGGAAGGCACCGGCCAAGGCACGCGAGATGCTGATCGAGCGCGGGTTCGCCCGTGAAGCTGACCAGCTGCTCGAAGACCTGAAGGCTGGCAGGCTGACTGACGACGGCAAGACGCTGGTGTTCTCCGACATGGGTAAGATCCGTCCGGTGGCCCGGGAAGACATGCCGCTCGACTTCCAGATGAACCCCAACGGACGCTGGAAGTACTCGCTGATGTCGTGGACGATGAAGCAGATGAACTACGTCCGCAACAATGCGTACCGTGACATCGCGAAGGGCAAGTACACCAAGGCCGTGAAGGACTTCATCACGTTCGCTGCCATCATGGGAGCGACCAACGGTGCGGTTATGGATCTCAAGGACTGGATTCGCGGGAAGGAGGTGGACCCGGTAGGCAACTTCGTGCAGGGTGCATTCTCACTCGGCATGAGTGTGAAGTACGCAATGGAGGGACTTGATCGTGGCAACGGATTCGAGATGCTCTACGCCTTCCGCCCGGTCATCGGGCTCGTGGCTGGAGCGATGGAGGATCTTTGGAAGGGTGCATCGGAAGGGGAGTACAGCAAGGTGTTTGACGCTATCCCGTCACTCCGTAACCTCAAGGCGATCTGGGAAAGCGACATCCCGGGAGCGGTAGCAGGCGTCGCCATGATGGCGATCCCACAGGCTGGCGCCGCGTATGCCCCGAATGGGTACGATCCTACCCAAGGAGCAACGCCGCTACCGGCGGAACCTATCCGTGCTGAGCAGAACCTGCCGGCCGGATGGGAACCGCTGCCCGAGCCACAGTTCACACCGGAGCAGCTGGGCCAGCAGGAGCAGCCGAGTCAGGCCATGCAGGAAGCGGCGACCAAGGAGGCAGTAACCAAGGAAGACGGGGTGCAGATCACTGTTCCTAAGAACACACCGGCAGCTGAGTCACGACAGGTGGCGAAGAAGCTGATCGAGTTGCGTGAGGGGCGTGAGCTGAAGACTTACCAGCACAAGATGGCAGACGGTACACTCGACAAGCCCACGGGCGGCGTCGGGCACGTACTGACACCAGCGGAGCTGCGCAAGTACCCGGTGGGGACAGAGATCCCCGAGACGGTGGTCGATGAGTGGTACCGCAAGGACAGCGACAAGGCATTCCTAGCAGCCCGTGAGCAGGCGAAGGAACTTGGCAGACCGGATATGATCCCGGCACTGGCAAGCGTGAACTTCCAGCTGGGAACTAACTGGTATAAGGATGTGAAGCAGCCAGACGGAACCGTCAAGAAGGGACACAAGAACACGTGGAGATTGCTGAAGGAAGGACAGTGGCTCGAAGCTGCGGAGGAAGCAGCGAATAGCCGGTGGGCCAAACAGACGCCGAAGCGTGTTGACGACTTCCAGCGTGCCATCAGGAACGCGATGAAGTAGGAGGGAGGCGACCCTCCCCGGGATCTTAGGCTTGCCCGAGCATTGCACTCGGGTAGCCTCACCGGGGAGAGTCACGTCGCCCGCCGCCACTCCGCCGGGAGCAAGGTTGCGACCCTTGTGCGGACTCGTCGGCGGCGCAGCGGGGAACGCTGCTGCCTAACTGATAACCGAGAGCGCGACTTCACGGACCTTGCCATCGTAGGCATAGGCCGCGTGGTCGGCTACCTGTCGCGTCTCGTAGACCTTGGCCCATCCAAGCGGGGCCACATCGCCGGGGTAGCCCGGGCCGGGAACGTAGCCACCCGGCACCTGAACAACGTAGTGCATTACTCCTCCTTCACGGGGCGCATCTCGCGCTTCATCGTGTCAATGAACAGTGCATGCGCGTCGGCGAAGCCGCCGTCCTTCAGCGCATCCATCGCCTTGTTGACCGCAGCTACCAGCGCATCGGTATCCTTGTCGAGCTGGATCAGCTGGCCCACCGCAATGTCAACCGCCCGGTTGTAGATCGACAGGCGATACACCTGCCACATCGCTATGGCACCGAGCGCCAGTATCGCGAACAGTTCCCACGTCATCTCTTGCTACCTCCCATTCCGAAGTAAAGCCCAGCGATCGCTGCCGCCAAGTGTGTGTCAAGTGGAGTGATCGGAACTCCCGCCACGGTGTACAGCACTGTACCTGCGGACGAAGAGAACAAACCCCACAAATAGGATACCTCCTGCCCCGACGTAAAGACTACTACGGGTGCGCCACCCAGCGCCGCGAGCTTCGGCAACAGCACGACAGCGAAGATCACTGTCAGTGCTATCGTCCGCCGCGTGAACTGGAACTCCTGCGTTCCCGCATTCGACCTGTCGATGGCGTTCTGGTTGAGCGCTTGCAGCATGTCCCGTTGCGCCTTGGCCTTGGTATCCATGAACTTCAGTATACCGCCAATGAGGGCTGAAGCCCCCATCGTCAGCACCTCGAACGGTATGGGCACCATCAGCCGAACATCCCGCCGTCAGAGCCACAGTCAATAGTACAGCTGCACTCAGGGAACGTGCAAACGTGTAACTCATCGTCGATCTCCTTCAGGTGGTCGGGAAGCGACCCCTGTTCCGGGTGATAGTAGTGATCCTTCGGGTTGTTCTTAGGAACACGCGACGCCTCGATCTCCTTCTGCAGGTTGGCGAGTGCCCGCCACGCCACCTTGGCGCTGTGTCGGATGCCGTCGCTGTCGATGGTGCCGGCCTCCATGAGGTGTCGGGTCAGTGCGTCCAGTTCATCGCCCGACTTGCTGCGGTCCCAATGCAGCGGCTTGCCGGGGTTGTGCTGGTCGTTACCCTTCTTGCTGCACTCGGCCACCGCCGCGAGAGCGTCGGGGAAGTAGCGCAACACACCCGAGAAGATCGGGAGGTTCTTGCGAGCCTGTGCGTCAGTCGGTAATGTCGGGGAAGTCATTGTTCACCTCATAGTCAAGTCGTGCAATGATCGGCGCATACGTCTCCTCGCGCCAGTCTTGGATGGAACGGAACGCCTGCTCTGCGTACATCCGCCGCTCTGCCGCGTATGCCAGCACGTGCTCAATGTGCTCGTCTGGTATCGCGCAAGCCCACACCGGGTTGCCGAGCCACGGGTCTTTGTACCGCACAGCCACCCGGTGCATGAGCGAGCGTATGTCGTACTGCGACTCGACCCGACACTCACCAGAGTCCCACGCCAGCACATCCTGTCTGTGCAGTATGTCGTGCGCCGCCTGCGCGTACTCCGGGCCGGAGCCCATGATGTCGTCAATGTCGAGCGGCAGCTTGAATGTGACATGGAGCGGCTCGGGACACAAGTGCGACACCGGTGACCCCGGAACCATCACCGCCGCCTTGACCGGGGCCAAGTACGGGATGGTGATGCTGCCAGCACCGGGCACCTTGTAGACACGCCCGCCCTGCGTCGGGCTTTCGTAGGCCCGACTCAGAGCGTTGATCTCCTCGGCCAGTAACGTACAGAGCAGAGATGGAGCGTTCTTAGGAACGGTCCCCGCTGCCACGTGTGCTGCTCCTGCCGCTACCGCTGCCCTTGCGTTGGGGTCGTTGAGCTTGCTTGCGGCTGACTTCAGCATCTCCGCGAACGACTGGCGTGGCATCGAACACCTCCTGATACTTACCTTGTGGACGGATCACCTCGGCGGCGTGAGACTCGGGCACTTCGATCACCCGGCTCGGCTCTTCGGTGAGGATGCGGGTCACTTCCCGCTGGGAGAAGGGATGTCCCTCCTCCCGCATGCGGATGAAGCGAGCCATCAGTCAACCAGCCCGGCGATCTTGTCGCTCAGTGCCTTCGCCTTGCGGGCGTCAGCCTCGAACTGGTCGATCTCAGTCTCCAGCCGGTGGACAACAGCGTGCATCCGATCCTCGATGGCACGGATCTTCTCGGACGCTTCGACCTCTGCGGCGACACAAGCCTCTTCAGCCTGACGTGCGAGCTTGGCCTGCGCTTCGGCAGCTGCCGCAAGGCGGCGGTTCAGGAAGGACAGGACTGCGATTGCGATGCGATAGACGTACATGGGTTACCTCTCAGTCAACGATGTAGTGGCGGTCGGTCATGGTCAGGAACTCTTTCAGCGTCACGCCTTCGTAGCGCTGGCAGAGCGAGTCGAGCGATACGAGCTTGATGTCGTAGTCGCCGTTCTTGACCCCGTACTTCATCACGATGCCGTTCCAGTGATCGTGACCCTGCGGGCCAAGGTACTTCTCACGGTGCAGGTAGCAGCTTCCTGCTATCAGCCCGTGCTGTCGCCGGCCGTTACCCAGCGTCCGCATGCCGTAGTCCACACCTTGCGTGTGGCCGGCCGTGAACGAGAACCCGATGTTCTTCAGCTGAGTCGTGATCATCCCTCCCCACGGACGACCGGACTTGGGGTTGTAGAAGTAGTGTGAGTAGGTCACACCGTCGATGGTAACGGGCACAAGGAAGTCATGCACGTTATCGTAGAACCGATCGTACTCCAGCTTGGACTTGTCCACGAAGCCGGCTAGCTCCGGGTTGTCCTGCACGAAGCGGTCGATACGGTTCTCGTGGTTGCCGTACAGGATGTGAGTCTCGATGTTCTCCCACTGTCCAGACTCCCACCACGGGGCGACCAGCAGCTCATTCGCTGCGACTGCTGCACGGATGTCTCCCTCGAACCGGCGACCCTCGAAGTCAAGCTTCTTGCGGTCCCAGCTCGACAGTGAACTCACGTCGGCATGGTCGCCAAGGTTCACCACGACGTTCGGGTTCTTCTCGGCGATGTACTTCCCGATCCACTCGCAGTGGTTCAGGATGACACCCGGCTTAACCTGCATGTCGGGTATGATCAAGTGACGGACTGATTGCATGTTACTTCCTCTTGACGTAGCGGTGGTGCAGTACCATTGCCAGCATGGCGCCGAAGCCTGCCCCAGTTCCCATCCCCAGCACAGCGGCGAGCGAGTAGCCTTGCGTAGCGATCGCTGCGATCACGTACACCTCGGTCGCTGCCATCGCTAGGCTGGTTGGGAACACCCACTTGTAGTTGTCGAACGCGACGTTCCTCTGCTGGAATGCCTTGAGGAACACGAAGACGAACGAAGCTGCGAACAGCGCGAGAGTGTGAAGGATCATGTGTCGATCCACTCGGCCGGGATACTGGACCCGAAGGCACAGATGAACCCGAACTTGTCACACCACGCCTGCAGCTTTGCCATCTGCGGGCGACTGCTCTTCTGGAACAGGATGCGGATGTCCACGTCGGGGTTGGCCCGCTTCACGTCCCGCATCTTGCTGCGGTCAGTGGACGGGAACCGACCCTTGGCCTCCACGTAGAGCACGTGGCCCTTGTTCCTAAGAACAGCGAAGTCGGGCGTGTACTTCCGGCGCTTGCCACACTTCTTGCTGCCGCAGTCCATACACACTCCGCCACGGACGGTAGACACGTAGTCCATTGATACCGTCTCGTAACCGAAGTGGATGCCGCGAGCGTACAAGTCCTCGGCGATCTGGCCCTCGAACCCCGATCGGTAGAAGTTCATAGCCCGTTCCTCCTAGCGTATCGGACGAGGTATGCGATTGCTTCCGCCCGCGAGTACAGTAGCTGCATCGCTAGCCCAGCCTCGTTGTAGACTATCCAGCCGGTGCCACCCAGACACCGGATGTGATTGTATGCCCACATCTCGTTCATGCTTCGGGCCTCCGGTTCAGCAGCATAAGCAGCTGCGCGTTGAGCTTCAGCATCTCCATTGCCTCTGTCTCGTCACCTTGATACGCCTTGGTGTACAGATCTTTACACACAGACAGCATATCGGACTCCGAACGACACCCCTTGAGGGCAGCCGTAGCTTTCGCCGGGCCGATCTTCGGGCATCCCTTGATGTTGTCCACGCTATCGCCGACGAGGATCTGCGTGTAGATGTTCCGCCACGCTTCCAGCGGCTCGACCTTGACGATGGCACCCTTCTTCCTCCAGTCGTAGTGGTAGGTCGGGATCTGTCGCATGTCCTTATCGACGCTCACGATCACCACGTTATCGAACCCCATCTCGTGAGCCCGGATGCAGAGCATGTCGTCTGCCTCCATACCACTCACGATGTGGGCGCCCAAGTGCTTCACCGCGTAGTTGCGCAGGGCCTTGGTGTGGACAGGCTTCACCACGTTCTTGCGGTTGGCCTTGTACTCAGGGTCGATGGCGAAACGGAAGTTACTCTTGTCGCTTGGAGACAGGTACGCCTCGTACACATCTGCGTCTGCCTCGCTTACTGCCGCCTGCACTATCTGCTTGAGGATGCCGATAGCGTTAGCTGCCGGCTGCGCGTCAACCTTGCGCTCTATGTCCCCACGATCCACGCCATGCGTGTCACAGTAGTCGTTGGCTTGCGTCTTGTTGTCGAACCTGATGCTGCCGACAACGTAGTAGACTTCCTCTGCCAAAGCCCCGGCCGCTATAACCATCGTGTCGATGTCAAGCAATGCCAGTCGTTTCATGTTCACCTCCCAAAGGGAGCACGTCCTTGTGCAGGGTTAGGGTTACTTGCCGAGGAAGGAACTCAGGGCCGACTTCGCCGCAGGCGGGGCAGGCTCGGGTTCCGGCTCCGGCTCAGGTTCCGGCTCGGGCTCGGGCTCAGCCAGCGGGTTACCGGGCGAAGCGTCCAGCTCGATCAGGCCCTTGATGTAGGCCGTGAACAGCTCGGACGTGCGGAGGATCTTCTCCACGTTGTCGCCGTAGTCACCCTGCAGCTCGTTGCTGCCGACGAGGAACTCGACTGCGTTCTCCAGTGCGGTCGTCCGCATGATCTCGTCCGGGGTGCGGAACTCACCGCCCTTACCACCGCCACCGCCCTTGAAGCCACCGCCGCCACCGCCGCCGCTGGCGCCCTTGGTGACCTTGATGGTCTTCTCGTCGAGGTTGATCCACCGACCGTTGCGGGAGAAGTCAGCGTCGAGCGTGTCGCCCTTCGCTGCGTCGCCGAAGGCCGATGCGTTGCGGACGGAGTACCAGTCGCCGCCCACCTTCGCGCCCTTGCGGTCGCTGCGCATCGCTTCGATCACACCATGTACATGCTCAGACATTAGTCTCTACCTCTATCGTTTCCATGTTACGCCAGTTCTCACCCACATCCACATCTGCGGAGATGGGCACCTTAAACTCCACGCCCCAAGTGTTCTTAAGAACATGCAGCGGGTAGGTCACGAAGTGCCGCTTGAGCACACCGCCCAAGTGCTTCACGTCTACCCAGCCCGGCACGTCGAAGATCACCGAGTCGTGGACCGTGTTTACGATCAGGATGTCAGGCGACAATGGGTCGCTGTGATCCCGGTTGTAGTTGTAAATCACCCGCCGCAGGTCAGACAGTATGATCTTGAGGATGTCTGCACTGAACCCTTGAATCGGGTAGTTCTTGATCGCCGTCGGCTTGTACTCCCTGTGTCCGTTCCAGTCCTCCTGAAAGAACCGATACTGCACACCGATCGGGTTGGTGAGGATGCCGCACGTCTTACCATCGCGGACCATCGTGCTGCGTTTCACCTCGTCGATCCAAGCCTGCTGCGTAGCCGGCACGTTCGGGTAGTTGGCGTCTTCCGCGTCCATGAACGCTTGCACCTCGGTCTTGCTCAAGCCCGTGGTGGCCGCGATCTTCTTTACTCCCGCTCCGTATGCCTTCTGGAAGCTGACGATCTTTGCCGACTTCCTTATCTTGTTCCACTTTGCGTGGTCGGGGTGACTGTTGTCCTTCACAGCCTTGAGCACGTCCTCGTAGGGCGTGTGGTGAGCGAACGCCGCTCGCTTGCTATGGAAGTCGATGCCGTTCTTGATGTCGTTCAGCATGTTCGCGTCATCGCTTAGCTGTGCCTGAACGACCACCTCGATCTGGCTCAGGTCTACCTCCATCAGGCGCCCGTCCTCGAACCGCGACGTGAAGTGCTCGCGGATCGGTGAGTGCCCAGCGTTCTGCAGGTTGGGGTTGGTGCTGGATAGCCGCCCCGTCGCTGCGACACAGTGGTTCAGGTTACCGTGGATCATTCCGTCGCGCCACGTCAGCTCGCTGTAGCCGGTGAAGTAGGTACCCTCCTGCTTCTGCCCGTCCCTGAAGTTGATCACGTGCTGAAGGAACTCGCTCAGCTCAGGCCCGCACTTGGCATGCTCCATGATCTTGCCGAGTGACTCGATGTCGCTGTTCGCAAGGATCAACGGTGAGTATGGAGTCGGGATGATCTGCTCATGTTCCACCCACTGCTTCCGTGGCATTCCCTTCTGCTTGCCCGACTTGAAGTACACCGGGTTACCGTCAGGGTCCATCATTGGAACCTGCTCCCGCCACTTGACCACACCACCGTACAGCACAGCCTTGAGGAACTGCGGACTGCCCGGCACGATGGCGATCTCCGGTAGCCCGGTCAGCTTGGCGCCGGCTGCAATAGCCAGCTGCTCGGCCTTCTCGCGGATCGGCTTGATCACGTGGTCGCGGGCTACCAGTGCTGCCTCCTTGTCGAAGTGCATGCCGTTGTACTCCATCACGAGCGTCGTCATACGTGACTTCATCTCGATGCGGAGCATGTCGAGCATGCCGCGCTGCGATGCCATGACCAGCTGATCCTTCAGCAGCCGTGCGGTAGACTCCACGTCATGCGCAAGGTACGGGCGGACCTCTTCCTCTGGGATGTCCTCCGTGCTGATGCCCGCCTCCCAATACTCCTTGAGGCGCCCGGGCTTGACCGGCCACCCGCGACGCTGGCAGCAGAAGTCGAGCGACGGGTTGATCTCCGTCTGTCCCAGCAGGCGGTACTCGGCAATCATCGTGTCCCAGATCAGGGTGTCGGGGTGATTGATCCAGTCCACCCACGAGCGCCATGCCATGTTGCTCGGGTTGCACAGGTGCAGCAGATCGAACCCGATGTTGTGCCCGACGAGTAGCGTGTCCGTCGGTGGCGCATGCAGGTTGACCGTGCCCTTATCGAACTGCGCCAGCTCGGTCTTGCTCAGCGGGTTGAACTGTGAGTCTAGGCGGATGCCGCCCAGCCACACGATCCAGTTGTCAACGCTCATGGGGTGAGCCTTGAACTTGCCGACCTCCTCGTTGTGCAGGCTTGTCTCGGTGTCGATCACAAGGATCTCGTTACTCATGTCACACCTCGCTTGGCCCTACGCTTCACCTGCCGATACACTTCACGCGGCGTCGGCAGTCTCGCCGCCTGCTCCGGGGTCAGTGGGTTGCCCTCGCTAGCTGCCTTCGCCAGCGGCACCATGATCTTCTCATGGTAGGACTTGGCAACAGCCCGGCGGATAGCCTTTGCTTTCTTGCCGTTCATCAGTCGTCGAACCTCCCATTGTCGAACTTGGGCGTGACCTCGAAGAAGCCGTGACGCAGAGCGGGGTCGCCCGGAGTCGGCAGCTTGTTCTTAGGAACATACAGGTACCGCATGTGCGGCATGTCCAGATCACGACCGATGGTTACGATGGCGTCAAGCTCACCCTGCACCGCTTGCTGCGAGCCTGCGAGCTGGTGCATCTCCACCTTCTGCAGACCGTTGGCGTCGCCGCGTGCCTGATGCACTGCGATCACGGGGCAGTATTGCTTGGCGAGTTGCCGGCCGAACTCGAAGATGTCCTGCAGTTGGCCGAGCTTGTCATCGCCGTAGCGCTTGAAGCCCTTGATCTTGTACATCTGGTCGAACACCATGAGCCCGACGTTGTACTCCCTGCACTTCTTGCGTATCAGGCCCGGGGTGATAGGCGTCTTCTCGCTGTCGATCACGATGATCTTGTCTTCCTCGCCGCCCATCTGATGCACGTAGTTGCGCCAAGCCAGATCCTTGTTGCGGTCCATATCGTCCAGCGTCCACCCGATGGCGGACTGGATGATGCGGCCCTTGACCTTGCGGCCCTCCTCCTCGTTGTTGAAGTACAGAGCCTTCACTCCCGGCGGCAGCTGGGTCGCCATGTAGCTTATCTCCTGCGCGGCCAGCGTAGACTTGCCGCTGTCCACGAACCCAGCCAGCATCACGAAGTCACCCTTGCGGATCGGACCAAGAGCGGACTCAAGGTGCGGGCTCCGCCAGTGCATGCCCGTGGTCAGGTTGGTCAGGTGCTCCATGATCTCGTGCAGGCTGGCAGTCACCTCGTGTCCGTGTGTCTGGTGGATGCCGGCCTCTTTCTCTGCTTGCTCCACGTCATCCAGCAGTTCCTCGAACAGCAGGAAGCTGGTGTCCCCTGCGCTGAACCTGTCGCACTTCTCGGCTATACGCCCGGCGTGGTCACGCAACACAAGGGACTTCAGGATCGACGCGGCGTCTGCCCCGTTGGCCTCACCGATGGCCCGCTTGATCAGTTCCTTCAGGGCCTCCAGCTTCTCGCTGGCGTAGCCCGGATGTCGCACCAACTTGCAGTGCTCCCAGAACTGGTCGATGTTGTCGGGCACAATGTTGTCGGCTGACGGGTTCCGTCCATACCAGTCGGCGATGTCCTCGACGACGACGAGAGACTCACCTTCTAGCAGGTGCCTCGGCACGGTGCTCTCGTATCGGTCAAACACATCGCGCTTGGTCAGGAACAGGCCGACCAATGCGCTGTCACTCATACTATCCTACCCTCTTTGTAAGCCTCGAAGATCTCCGGTTGCCGCATGTCGTACTCGTGTGGTCGTTCGTTCTTCATGCGGATAAGCTCAGCCCGGGAGAACACTCGGCGGTTGGACTGGTCGAACTCGGAGAAGATGCGAACTCCCATGTACATGCCACGGTAGCCCGGCCTCCCGTTGAACTGGTCACCGGCCTCACGGTGCATGAACTGAGTCTCGCTCAGCAGTTCACGTACCTCCCGGTCGTTCAGCACAACAGAGTCAAGCCGCTCGCCGGCTGCATCATACGCCGCCAGCATGTCGCGGATCATCTGTCCGACTGTCTTTCCTTCCACGTCTCTTCCTCCTCCCGCTCCTCTGCTTCCTCCTCCTCACGGATGAGTTGCTCCAGCGGATCAAGGTCAGCGGGCATGTCGTACAGGATCTCGTCGCTGTTCAGGTAGCTCGGCGGCAGATCGTACACGTCGTGGCTCATGTCAGCTTCTCCTTGCGAACCACTTGCAGGTGGCCGTTGACGAACGCCAGCACATGCTTCGGTGTCAGCACGACTGGCTCCCGGGTAGTCGGCACGGCAGGCTGGTGCTTGGCGCGTGGCTTGCCTGTGCCCTTGAGGCGCTTGCCCAAGTGTGTTCTTAAGAACGGTGCCGGGTCACCGGCGAACGGTACGATGTTCATTCGACTACCTCCACTGAGATGTAGAACGTGTCACCCTCGCTGTAACCGAGGTCGCGCAGTGCTTGCCGAGTTGACAGCAACACGTAAGGATGGCTGCGCACTCGCCGGTTGCGCTTGTCGTAAGTGGCGAACCCATTGTTGGCGGTCCAGTCCACCCGCATGCTTTCGTCATGCTCTTCCCTGTCGATGTACAGGTTGATCCTGCTGGGCAGATCCCACTCGTCCAACTCGAAGTTAGCACACATCGAGTGCGAACAGATCTCAATACCACGGCGCTTGTTATTGTAGTCGCCCCAGATCCGGTCGAGCTTCAGCGGTATGCGTTTCATGTCATTCACCTCTCTCACGTGGATGGACCCACGGGGTGCCCCACAGGCCAGTGTCTTCAGGGTTCTTGCGCACCTTCCATGCGTCCACCTCTTCGCCCTCGTGCTCAAGCATCTTCGCTCGGGCGCCGGGATGGATGCTAGCCGTCCGCTCCATGCACTGCTCATACGTCTCCGAGTGAACGGCAGGATCACGGGGCGGGTTGCCGCCCGACCCTTCCTTCTCGTTGGTGTCGTCTGTGTCCGCGTCGTGGTCAACAACCATGAACTCGTTGGGGTCCAGACCAGCGGCAACGATGCGCTCGATCAGATCCTCTTCGGCCAACAGAACCGACAGGATGTCCGGCGCAGTGGGCACCGGCTGACCGTTCTCGTATGCCGTGTCGAACGGATGATGTGCTCGGCTGGAGCAGTACGCTTCGTTGTCCTCGTCGGGCGAGGCGTCGCTTGCGTGGAAGCGTGTGTTTCCGTT